TGTTTATCTCTCTTGCATCTGCAATTGATCTACCAAGTTCGTGCGGATGGTTTTGTAAAAAGTTTTTTGTAAAACTTGGTTCTTTACTTTTTTCTGTTCTATCATATGGTAATCCTAATTTGTCGAATGCTTTTGCGATACTTCGGGCTGCGTGAATTTCTACTTCAATTCCTGTTAAACTCTTGATTTTATTAACTATTTTGGCCTCTCGTTCCATAAGATTTTTCTTTAAATTAGCCGCGTGTTCTAAATCAACTCTTACACCTTTAAATCTCATATCAACAAGACACGGAAATAATTTTGTCTCCAAGTTAAATACATCCCATAACTCTTCTTGATATAATTTTGTTTCTAATTTTTCCCAAAGTTTTAAAGTTGCCTCAGCATCACGTTCAGCATATTGTCCTACAAACAAAGCAGGTAGTCTCCACAAATCTTTTTTAGGATCTAATCCATAATCTTTTGCTGCTTCTAATAAAATTTTTTCATCTTTACCAATACCAACATAGTGTTTTGCTAAAGTATTTAATTGATAAGATAGTCTGTTTTCATCAATTAGTGAGGCCGCAATCATTGTGTCAACAATGTGGCCTTTTATTGACAAACCTTCTTTACGCAACCAACATACATCATACATTGCATTGTGAAATATAAAGGTTGTTTCGGTTTGATTAAATATATCTTGAAGCCAAGAAAATACGAGTTTTCTGTCCATATTTCCACCTTGCTCGTGATGCACTGGAAAATACCCTGACCAGCCCTCTACGGCCACCGCAATGCCCGCAATGTGCCCTTTTCCAGCTACATTACCTGATCCTAAATCTTTTAGATGTGGATCATTAGTCTCTAAATCTATTGCTATTTTTTTGTAGCCCTTTAAACTTTTTAATTCTTCTGGCATTACCCATTCCGTTTCTGGACTAAACAACGGAATTTGTGTGCTTCTCACGAGTAATCCCTTTCAAGAATCATTTCTAAATAATGAATTGCCTTCTTCACATCTTCCTCTTTTCCTTTTGCAGCGTGCCTGCAGATATACTTTATAGCGTTGCCTTCCGCAAAAAGCAACTTGTTTTCATTTATAAAATGAGCTGGCTGAATCTTCATATTGCGATAATGTTTTCCGCCAACTTGTTTTTCTAAGGAGTTGTATGTAGACTCCTTAAATATATCTTTGTGTGTCATATTATATAAGCTCGATCAAAACTTTTAGGATCCAAGACGTGTAATTCACGCTTCGCTCTCGTCGCTCCAGTATAAAATAATCTATGTAATTCATCCGGGTCGTGACTGAATGTTTCTAGCGCGGCATTAGTTAGGTCCTGCATAAGTAAAACTTTGTCAGCTTCTCCTCCTTTTGCTCCGTGTATTGTTGACATTATTATACGAGGATTTTTATTTAACGTTTCACCATTCGCCCTCATATTACGAATGTAATTCTCAGTGATAGGATCTAGTCCTTCAAATGCTTCGTACCAAACTTTGTCTGTAATTAAACCGTGGTTTTTTTCACATTCTTTTATTGTATATTTTTCATCTGAATGTAAAGTTTTACCTTTTTGAAATCCAGGTAAAACATTTGTTCCTAAATATTCATAAATGTTTTTTATTTCTAATGTATTTAAGTGGCATCCTTTACGCCAAGATTCCCAATTATTAATTGCTAGTAAAAGTTTTAAAGGTATAGAGTTGATACCTTTGTATTGGTAATACCATCCCCTTAGTTCACAAACTTCTTTTACGTCATTTAAAAAATGATTAGCTGATGATAGTATTAACCAGTTGCCCTCTGACATATCTACTTGAGTTATGTCAGAGTATCTTTTTAATACACCAACTTCAGCTCTCGGTTTATATTGTTTATCAAATCTATTTTGTACTTTACCTATAATTTTTTGTGATAGTTCGTGTATGGGTCCACCAGGTATACGATAAGATTGATTTAAAGTTTGTATATCATCTACTTCTTCTTTAAGTGCAATAAAATGATCTACATCTGCACCGGCCCATTTAAATATTGCTTGGTCATCATCACCAGCTATGTAAGTTTTTTCTGCACCATCCCATATCTTTCTTACCATATCCCATTGTAACAAAGATAAATCTTGTGCTTCATCAATAAATAAAACTTTAAATTTATTGTGAGATTCTTTTTGAATAAATTCTTCTAATAAATCTGTGAAATCTTTCAAACCTTTTTCTCTTTTATATTTTTTTAACTCTTCAAATAATAGATACAATGTATTTCTTTCAATGTCTAATATGTTTTGTCTAGAATCGTAATACTCTAATAAGTCCATACGTTTTACTCTAGCCGTATTTATAATTGTAAGATACTCATTGTCAGAATTAAAAGTTCCATCTTCTGTAGAATATTTTGCAGTCTTAATAGGTATGCCACATTTTTGCCCAAATTCCTTATAGTCTTCGTGACCCATCATTTTTTCTTTTGTCATTCCTAATTGATTAAAAGCGTAAGAGTGTAAAGTTCTAAAAAAAGGTAAATCGTTTTCTATGTCTAACCCAAATTTTTCAGACGCACGAGTGGCCGCTTCTGTTGCAGCTTTTTTAGTAAACGAAAAGTATCCAATTTGTTTAGGTCTTATCCCATTTTGTATAAATTCGTCGACTAAGTTTAACAACGTTGTTGTTTTTCCTGTTCCTGGTGGACCTAGTATTATTGTCTTCATACTTTTTTAGTTTCCTTTCCGCTATTCTTAGCTGTACTTGTGTAAGTTCTAACTCTTCTGTTAGTTCTTGTATTATTAATCTAAATCTTAAATGCCAATTTATGCCTACGTCTTTTGAAAATTTCATTAAAAAACTTCTTCTTGGTATTGTACTTTAGAAACACTTGCTTCTATTTTTTTCATAGTTTTAATTTTAACCACCCTTGGCTGTTGTGATTTAATTCTTAATCTTGTTTCTTCTACAAACACATCATCTAATCTTTTTAATAAATTTCCTGTTTTAATTTTATCCATATCCCAATTGTTCTTTTTTAAAAAACTATAAAAATCTTCCATTCTAAAATATGTAAATTCTCTTTTATCATCTGTGTATGGAAGTTTATTAAATATATCGTCTAATGTTCTTGCTGACTGTCTGTTAGTTGTCCAATCTTGTAAAAGACCTGTAAGTTCGTTTGTAGGATCTAAAGATTCTAAAGGTTCTACTTCTTGTAAATTACTCATCATAGGTTTTAAAAAATGTTGTTTCCAATCTTTTGGTTTTGGTATTGGTACAATTAAGTTAGCTTGATCTAAACACGCTAACGCAAATAAATTTGGACTGTATAATTGTTCTGTTTTTAATTCGATCCGCGATTCACCCACATCTAAAAACCATTGTGGTGGATTAGAAGTGTACTTGGTCAAACTACCAAGTACAGGCATTTCCTCTTCACCATATCCAACACCAAATCTTTTTGTTCTACATAGACCAGCTTGACATACAGAACTTATAGGTGCATCTTTACATCGATACTTGTCATAACCTTTTCTATTTACAGATTTAATTAATTGTTGAACTTCACTGTTGCTAAGTGGAGGATCCATATGTTTTAGGTTTGCCTCCACAATTTTATCTTCCCACGTATCGGGTTGAGATTGTTTGTAAAACACCGCAATGTTAAACAAAGCATTATTTCTAGATCCTTGTCCAAATCCTGTTATAGCCAGTTTGTTTAAACAAGGTGGTCCGAATGGAAATGCCTCTTCTCTTTTTTCATTTGTGATTTGTAAATTTTCGACATCTCCTCTGGTGCAACTATATTTATCATACGCAGTATAAAACTGCTCAAGTGCAAGAGCATCACCGTTATCGCCAATCGCATATCTTAGTCCTTTCATTTGGTTGTAGTAGGGTAAGTTTAAAAAGTTACCTGTATCCCCACGTTCTACAAGTATCTCTGTTTGTTTTGGAAAAATTTCACAACCTTCGTGCCCAAGCACAATTGCTATTTCTTTTAATTTTGATTGCATCAAAGATGCAGGAATGTTTTCTTTTGTAAATAAAAATACGTGTGCGCCGCCTGATTTACTACGGCAAACTATTAATGGGAGATTAAGTTTACGTATACTTTGTATGAGGCTAAGATGATCAAAGTTATATTCGTCAATATCAATACACCCCCACCTACAATCATTATTTTGTGTAATAGGGATGATACCAAGTGCTGGACCTTTTCCTTCGAGGTGATCTTTCCATAAACTATCGGAAATTGTCCCCCTACAAATAAAAGCCTTGCCTTTTTGCTTTCCGTTCTCTCCTCGCTCACCGGGTTGGTATTGTCCATAAGCGATATCTAATCCTAAAAATATTGATTTAAACTTCTCCATTATCATTTCTCAATTCTTTGTAAAGGGCGAAGTTGCCTTCGCCCCTTTTTTTTCATCTAGTACGGAGTACTATCTGACTTCTCTTCCACATCTGCTTTTGTTTGAACGCTCCCTTTAGAAACATTTCCTGAAAAATCCTTTGCATTTAAATACAAAGTCTTATCATCCTGTCCTAAAATTCTGTCCTGTGTCACAACCCAGCCGTACCAAGAACCTTTATCGTTCTTTTGTAGCGTTGATGCTAGATTATACACAACCCCAAACATAGGCGGAGTTGCAAATCCACCTTTGCCATCAGCAATTTGAGTAGTTTTCATCATAGAATTCCACTTTTTACTGACATTTAATTGAGTTGATTTCATTGTGATTAGAGCTGGTGTATATCCACCAGTCGCAGTCTCAACCATTACAAAGTAAGATGC